GCAGAGAGTCTGCTTTGTGAAAGTCTTAAGTCTATTTGATGGTATGTCTTGTGGTCGTATTGCATTAGATCAACTTGGCATACCTGTAGACAAATATTATGCAAGTGAGATAGATAAGTATGCTATCCAAGTAGCACAAGCAAACTACCCTAATACCATTCATGTTGGCGATATATGTAATTTAGATCCAGAAGATTACAAAGACATAGATCTAATACTTGCCGGTTCACCATGCCAGGGATTTAGTTTTGCTGGTAAACAGCTTGCCTTTGATGATCCTAGATCTGCATTGTTCTTTGAGTTCATACGATTACTCAAAGCAATTAAGCCAAAGTATTTTCTATTAGAGAATGTAAGAATGAAAAAAGAGTTCTTACAAGTTATATCTGAGCAAGTATCAGAGTGTTATCCAGAGATACCGTTTGGTATTGAGCCAATATTTATCAATAGTTCTCTGGTATCTGCTCAATCTAGGCAAAGATATTACTGGACTAACATTCCAGGAATACAACAACCAGAAGATAGAGGCATAGTTTTAAGGGATATTCTTGAAGATAATTACGATAGCGAGAGAGATAAAAGCTACTGTATTGATGCTAATTACTCTAAAACAGGTGCAAAACCCCACCATTACAAGGATAAATACCGTAGGCAGTTAGTAAATAAACCTATCAAAGTAGGTATGAATGTAGAAGAAGTAAAGGTTAGAAAGCATGAAGTCAACATATCTGGACTACAACATTTACTAAGAGAGATGAAGAAAGAGTCTGGTAAAACAAACAAACAAATAGCAAACGAAACTAATATGCCAGTCACTAAGGTAGAGCATTGGTTTAGAACTGACAGCAGTTTTGCCATACCTGGTGATGATATATGGCACAAACTTAAAGAAGTATTAGGCATCAAGACAGATGTATTTGACAGAGAAATCATGGAGTTTGTATACCGTGACGGTGTTTATGAAACAAAACAAAGAGTTTATAGCGATCAAGGTAAATCACCGACACTTACTGCATCTAACAAAGATCAGATGATAGAGACAACTCCTGTTCAAGTTGGTGTAGCTGTTGATGTTAACGGACATGACATACTCAAACGAGTCTATAGTCCTGACGGTAAATCACCGACAGTAAACACTTGCCAGGGTGGTAATCGTGAGCCTAAAGTCGTTACTGGTGGTGCATTTAGAGGTAGAGCCTACGATAGTGAAGGTAAAAGAAAGGATAGAGATGGTAGTTCAGTAGCAAATCAAACAACTCAGATGCTTGAATTACGTAAAGATAACAAGTCAAACGCTATAACTACGGTATCTAAGGATAGTATTGTAGTAGAAGAGTCTAAGATAAGATCTAAGTCTAAAACAGTTAGATCTGGTGGTAGAAAATCATACGATAGACATGAATGGGATAGTGTTGACGAACTACATTGGCGTAAACTAACGCCTTTAGAGTGCGAAAGACTGCAAACAGTCCCAGATAACTACACGGATCACGTATCAAACACACAAAGATATAAGATGTTGGGTAATGGTTGGACTGTAGAAGTTATCAAGCACATATTTAAAAACATAGATTATGAGCGTAACGAAACTAGATAAAGTAAGGTGCTGTATCTGTAACGGATACATAAAACCGTTAAAAGACAATAAAGGCAAGGTAGTCTGGGATCTAGGCAACAATGCGTATCCTGTAAAAGAAGGACGTTGTTGTGATGACTGTAATTGGAACCAGGTTATACCAGCAAGACTCAAACAATAGCTTTTTTGAAAAATATCGTGTTATGATGCGATATGCCCAAGATAGTAGAAATCAAAGACAAAATGGGGAAACCTACCCTACAAGAAGTTGTCAAAAGATTAGATGCTATGTTTGATAATATGGTTTACAGGGGTGAAGATAGGTTAAATATCGCTCTTGCTACCATAAGTTTTTGCCTGGCACAGCTTAGTTTGGACTTCCAGGATAAGGAAGTTGCTAGGTTAGTTGATGAGGTTTTAACGCAATATATTGACAAAACAGTCCCAAAATAGATTATTGTCAATTATTGTCATAATGTCATGACAGCTAAAAACATGATAAGAATGGGCTTTTGACGATTATTGTATTTTTTTCATTTTTGTCATTAGAGAGTGAAGAAAACTTACTAAATAATTTATAAAATACTTGACTAGATCTATACTCTTCAAGTATCCTCTCAATACACTTTAGGGTAAAGTGGGGGTAAGTATTATTAAGCTTACGCCAAACTCTAATATGCGATACATAGATGGGAAATAGAAAAAATAAACTAGAGTATGAACCAATCATATCTGCTGAAGAAGAAGCACCCATTGAATATTGCAACCTTGACAACTCCCTCAATAGACGACAACGAAACTTTATCTGGATAGCAGTCAATAATCCCAGGCTATCGTTAGTAGAATGTGCCTACAAGGCCGGATACACATCTCCCAGGCAAGCTGCAAACAAACTCATGAACAAGCCCCTTATTCGTAAGGAGTATAACTATTTGATGAATGAGGCGAAAAAGAAGTATGAACTCAACTATGATCGGGCTGTCCAGGATCTTTATGATATTCGTGATAAGGCTATGGAAGCTGGATCATTTAATGCTGCAATATCTGCCCAGAACTCGCTACTTAAAGTCGGGGGGCTAATAGTAGATCGTAAAGAGGTAATGTTCGGGAAGGTAGATCAAATGAGTCGGGAGGAAGTCGAAGCCAGGTTATCTCAGCTTATGGGCAATGTAGTGCTAGAGGATAAGACTGATCTAGATCCAGATCTAAGTCTGGAAGATCAGCAGGAAGAGAGACAAGAAAACATAGACGAACAAACTGACCAAGAGGAAGAAGAAGCATGGGAAGAGGGTTGGACGGAACAAAATGACGAACACGATTAAGTGTGTCATTTATACCGATAAGGAAGTCATAGATAAGACTTATCCAGAACTACGTAAGCTGTTCAAAGAAGCCTATGATAAGGGTGAAGTTAATCACTATGAGATAGTGTCTGCTGGTAAGAAAGATAAAAAGGCATAAAAAGATTAGTGGAGAGGGATTGAGAAGTAATACCTAAATCAGACTATGCCTTAGCCCGAATATATCACTTTAGTTCTTTATGTTCAAGAACTTATCTAGGGATTTAAATAATTGTCTGTCGGTCTTAAACCAAGCTGTATGAGTAAGTTTGTTGTCTGAATAGACTAGATACCCCACTTTGAAGCCAACTTGCTCGATATTTGGGTATCTAAGCAAGTCGAACTTCTCAGGGTCGAATGATACTATTTTGATATGGTATTTATTCATTCAGGTTGTGAGACTATGTATGCAATGACATAGCACACTATGGTTATGATGAACATGGTATCAACGCTCATCAACTAAGTCTCCTACACGGATTTGAATAACTCCTGTATCGGGGTGGCAGTAGTCGTCATATTCCTCATCATATTCAGAAACAAAGTTTACTCCGAACTCGGTTTCTAAAGGATCTAAAATATCGTCTGCGTTATTGCCACCGTATCTGAATAAGTCAATGACGTTCTTTTGCTTATCTAAAGCGTAATGAATGCAACTACCCTCACAACAGAAGTATTGCATTTTTCTGTCGTTATGAACGGTAAATTCAATCTCTTCAAGATATTCACTATCTTTGATTTTTTGTAATGGTATCGGCTCGGTTGGTCGGTAATATGTTGACATGGTTATAAACTCCCTCTAAATAAATAAAATAATGCTTTTAGTCTCCACTCGGATAAGTGGCGTAAATGCTTCGGTATTTTTCTTCTATCAATTTTGCTCATGATAAATACTCCTCTAATATTTCACGATTAATGGTAAAGCCTAACATGACCTCAAAAAGGGTTGTTAGTGGGGTAAACTCCCCACTCTCTACATCTTCTTTAACAGTCTTTATGAGTTCTTTGATAAGCTGTTTGTTATTCATATCTTTTGGTTGGCTCATGCTCTCACCTCGTAAGTTTTAGGGGTAAGAGTAATCTCAACATCTCCACCACCAGCAACTCGTTCTAATTGGTCATCAGTCATGTAGATATTATCTGCAAAGTCATCAGCACTAACTTGATAAGAATCTTCCCATACATTGTCGTTATACTTGGGGTTGTATCCACTTGCATAAACTACAGTCCCATTAGCAAGACCTCTAGTCTTAGAGTCGTATGCTTCCATAAGATATATGCCGTCATCTTTGACAAGGTAAAAGCATTTTTCAGGTGTATATTTATCACGATAAGCAATTTTAAAATTACTATTGGTGAGAGTCTCCCTAGCCAATTTGACTAGGG